GCAATTACAGCTACGATTGCTGTAGATCCAGAACCAGACCCCCAACCACCAAAACGGAGAACCCGCAATGTTATTCCAACAGACACTTGAAAAGCTAGAGCATTTTACGCTTTTAGCTACAACGACCATTACCGGTACAGGCAACCAGACTGGCGTTGATCTTAAAGATTATGACGGCGACATCCAAGTAATTTTGCTTGGCACTGCTGCTGGCTCTGCAACTGATCTGACCTTCCGCATTGAAGAATCAGATGATAACAGCACTTATACAGCAGCTACCGGTGGCTCATTTACTGCTATTGCTAATGCTGCTTACAAAGAAGTGCTTACATTGAACCGTGACGCATTAAAGCGTTATGTACGGTTGAGCTGTACTGCCGAAACCGGCGCTGCATCTAGCTCCGTTACTTGCGTTGGTTACGGTCTTAAGAAGTACGGCTAATGGCAATAACTGAAAACCTGCTTGGTTTTCTAAACGATTTCGGCGTCAGTTGTACTGCTGGCGCCGTTACCGGTTTAGGTATTCTTGACATGCCATCACAAATCATTTCAAATGATATGGTATTAAGCACTGATTATATGTTGACGGCACGTGCATCTGATTTTGGCAATTTAGTGTATGGCAATGCTATTACAGTTGCAACTGTGGCTTACACTGTGCGCGAGACTAGGTTTATAGATGATGGTTCTTTTGTTGAAATTGCATTGCAAAAAACATGACGGCTCCTATCCGTGTTGCTAAGCGTAATGATTGGATAGGATCTGACCCAAAGCTATTGCATGGCGAACTAGGGCAGGAATCAGACACAGCAGCTTTAAAAATAGGCGATGGCTTAAGGAATTGGAATAAATTGCCATATTTTGGTTGCCCAGGCTATTGGGCTTCATTTTGGGATTCAACATCACAAACCGCAGTAGCAAATACACCAACTGCAATTTTATTGCGTAATGCTGATTTAGATAATAGCGGCATCAGTATTGCGTCAAATACAACGATTACATTTGCCTATGCTGGCGTTTATAGTATTACATTTTCAATACAGTTTACAAATAGCGATAATTCAATACATGATACAAATGTATGGTTACGCAGGAATGGTACTAATGTTGTTGCATCTGATAGCAGATTTAGTATTACGTCTAAGCACGGCAGCGTTGATGGCAATGTGATCGGTACAGTTAATTTTGTATTAAAGCTTGCTGCTGCTGACTATCTTGAGTTGATTTGGGCTACTAGCAATGCTGCTGCTTATATCCATGCTGAGGCAGCTCAAACTAGCCCATTTGCGCATCCAAGTATTCCCGGCATTATCTGTACCATAATACAAGTTGCATCTGCTTAATTATGACGACCAAACGCGAAACAATTATTACCGCAATACGTACAGCGCTAATAGGCACCACAGGTGTTAGCACTAGGATTTATCGAAGCAGGACCGAACCTATTACACGCGGCGAATCGCCTGCAATTGTTGTTGAGCCGCTTACTGATACGGCAGCGCAAAACACAAGCTTGCCGACATTAGACTGGAGTTTAACTGTACGTGTTGCCGTAATTGTACGCGGCGCCATACCAGATCAAGTAGCTGATCCAGTTGTTGAAAGCTTACATGCCAAAATAATGGCGGATTTAACGCTTGGCGGTTACGCAATTGACATCCAACCAATTGGTGTTACATTTGATATAGTTGAAGCAGACCAACCTGTTGGGGTTGTGATGTGCGACTACCGAGTGCAATATCGCACCTCGGTTACTAATCTTGCAAGTTAAACATGGCTATGATAGTGGATGAGTATTGGGGTCAAGGCGGGTCTTACCTGCTAGATCCTAAAACCGGTAAGCGTAAACTCATCGAGCGTACTGCCCCGGCTACCGCCAACACCGCACCTGAGGAACTGACCAATGCCATTACTGACTCGCAAAAGGCTGCTTCTAGCCAAAACTGAAGCTATCTACGGCACTGATCCGACACCAACTGGTGCGGCTAATGCCATATTGGTGCGCAATCTAGAAATTGTGCCATTGCAATCAGATATTGTGCAGCGGGAATTGATCCGGCCATATCTTGGTAATTATGAACAGTTACTAGCAAATACACGAGTGCAGGTAACTTTTGAAGTTGAATTAGCCGGTTCGGGTACTGCTGGTACTGCACCAGCTTATGGCCCCGTGCTAAAAGCTTGCGGGCTAGCTGAAACTTTGGTAGCAAGTACAAGCGCTACTTATGCCCCGGTTAGCACCAGCTTCAGCTCTGTGACTTTGTATTTTTTCCAAGATGGCATTCGCCATATTGTGACTGGCGCTCGTGGAACATTTACGTTGAATGGCACGGTAGGTGCGATCCCAACGATTGCATTCACAATGACCGGCATTTTTAATGCACCAACTGATACAGCGCTTGCGGCACCTACTTACACAAATCAATCAACACCTTTAGTGTTTAAAAATAGTAATACAACCAGTTTCTCGGCATTTAGTTATTCAGGTGCATTGCAATCAATTGACCTTGATTTTGGCAACGAAATTATTTACCGTGAATTGGTGGGCGGTACCAAAGAAGTTATTATTACTGACCGCAAGCCTGGCGGCACATTGCAAATTGAGGCAGTATTGCTCGCCGCTAAAAATTACTTTACTGTGAGCACTGGATCGACTACTGGTAGCATTACGTTGCAGCATGGCACCACCGCTGGTAACATAGCGACGCTTACAATGGCTCAATCAGACCTAGCCGATGTATCTTATACCGACATGAACGGCATCCAAATGTTAAACCTGCCTTATGTTGCAACACCAACAGCGGCAGGCAATGACGAATTATCCCTTGCCTTTACCTAGACATCATGGCATTTGTTCTTGCTCAATCCGATAGCTACAGTTGGCCTGTTACTGTTGAATTTCCGGTTGATGGTGGCCGCTTTGAAAAGCAAACTTTTGACGCTGAATTTAAGCGGCTGCCACAATCACGAATTGAACAAGTAATTGAACGCAGCAGCACAGACACCATTAAGGATGTCGAATTTGCGCGTGAAGTAATTACAGGTTGGAAAGGTGTCACAGATGCCAAAGGTGCTGATGTGCCCTACAGCAATGAAGCATTAGGTAAATTGCTTGATGTGCCATTGGTTTCAGGCGCTATTGTGCAAGCTTTCTTTGCTAGTCTGACTGGAGCAAAAAGAAAAAACTAGAGGCCGCTGCTGAGCATTGGGCAAGTGGCGGCGTTATAGATGATACGGCAAAAGATGCGGCAGGATTAGGCATAAACAAGCCCAACTTGCCGCAACAATCTACTGATTTTGAAGTATGGGAAGACAACTGGGGTACAGTTGTAATGTTTTTACGTGTGCAAACGCAATGGCGTGTTGGAATGAGCGGTGCTACTGGGTTAGACTATAATGCGATCAGATGGGCGTTTGAAATGTACGGCGTCAGTGACCAACGCGAGATGTTTGAAGGCTTGCAGGTCATGGAAGCTGCTGCATTAGGAGCGATGAATAAAAATGGCTAGTCCTGCAACTGAATTTACAATTAAGGCTCTGGTCAGTGGCCTTGAACAAGTTGAAGGTTTAAAGTCTGCTGTACGTTCTTTACAAAATACAGCGCAACCAGCAGCGGCAGATATAAATAAATTACGTGATGCAGCTAAATCTTTAGGCAATGCGGCTGAAGCATCAACAAGTGATCTGCGCACATCGGTAACAGTATTAAAATCATTAAAAGATCAAGTTGCACTTACAAGTAAAGAATATCGTGATCTTAGCAATGATTTAAAAACAGTAGAAAATCGTTTTAATGCTGCTAATACAGCAGCTAAACAATTTAGATCAAGTGCTGGTGCAGTAAGTGGCGGAACAGCAGGTGCTGCCATCATGGGGCGTCCTGCTGAAAAATTAGAACCTGCTCCAAGGTTAGGGTTTCAAACTAATGATCTTGAATATTGGCGCAGGAAACAACAAAACATTGGTGGCCCACAACTGGGCTCACAACAATTAGATTACGAGGCTACGACTAAAGGGTTGACAGGGCTTGAGTCAGCGTTAGACCAGATGAATAATATAACCAATAGAGGGCGCCAAGAGAAATTACAAATACAAGAAAAATATAATCAATTAGAAATTGAGCGGCAAGATGCTGCATTTAAGAAACAGCAGGCACAGCATCAACAACAGGCCGATATTGCTGGGCGTGACTTTCTCGACCGGGTTAATAATGCCGCATCAATTAGAGAGAAAGCAGAACAAAGAATTGCGCAACGCCGTCAACGACTTGCTACCGCAGGTCAAACTGTAGGTGCTGTAGCTGCTGCTGGTGTATTTGGAGGCCCTGAAGGTGCTTTAGGCGCGACCGTAGGCGCTTTTGGTGGCCCCGGCGGTGCATTAGTTGGTGGTGCTATTGGCGCACAAGTTGGTATGTTAAGGCAATCCATAGGTGACACCGCAACCTATTCGTCTGAAATTACTAAATTAAATATTGCGTTAAAAGGCGTTACAAAAACGTCCGACGAATATGCGGCAGCACAAAATGCTATTAGTTCAATTAGCACATCTCTTAACGTACCGATTAAAGAAGCAACAGCAGGATTTACAAAATTATCAGCATCTGTTATTGGCGCTGGCGGTAATGTAAATGACGCGGAAATTGTAATGCGCGGGTTTACTCAAGCAATTAAGGCAACTGGCGGCGGAGCTGAGCAAGTTGCTGGTGCAATGACAGCATTAACGCAGATATTTTCAAAAGGAAAAGTTAGTGCTGAAGAAATCAATCAAATTGCCGAACGGTTGCCTGGAGCATTTACTGCCATCGCCAAAGCCTCTGGCAAAACCGGTCCAGAGTTGCAAAAAGCGCTTGAGAACGGAGAAGTTGGCCTTAATGATTTAATGAAGACAGCGCAATATCTTACAAATCAATACGGGGCTTCAGCCAACAAAATGGCGGCATCAACAGAAGAATCTGGCGCACGCATGACAGTTGCGTTGGATAAAATTAAATTTGAAGTTGGACAAGCGTTTCAACCTATTGGCTCAGAATTCCAGGAATCAATAATAAAAATGGCCAACGCTTCAGTAGCTGCATTAAAAACATTTAAAGAAAAAATTGATGAATCAAATAAATCAATAGCTAATTTAATAGGCAATGACAACTTGAAAGGCATACAATCTTTCTTTCAAACAATTGTTTCAGAAACTCTAGCATCAATCGACCCATTAACTAAAGCTTATCTTTTATTACAAAAAATAAGTGAATTAAGTGGATTTATTCCTAAAGGAGATCCAAATCTTACGCCGCAAGAATTAGGCAAAACTGGTTATGCTGGTCGGTATCCAATCCCGGTTAAGCCCCCAACAAATTTCCCAGGCCCAAAACCAGATGGTGACGATAAAGCAGCTAAAAAAGCGGCTGAAGATAAACTAAATGCTTTAGTGCAACAAAATATAAATATAGCGGCTGGGCAAGTGCAAAATAAAACTTTTGAAAATTTAAAAAAAATAGCAGAACTTCAAGATAACATTAAAGAACTTGAAATTGCTAAAACATCTCAAAACAAGCAGCAAGTTGAACTGCTTATTGCGCAAGGTCAAAAGAAAATAAATGAAATTGAACTTGTAGAAAAAATAAATCAAGCAAATTTGAAATACTACATAGTGCTTCAAAATTTGCAAAAAGAAAAGAATTTGCCGCTTAGAAACCAACTTGCAATACAAGCAAGTCTTGAAAAGGAAAAAGATGTTAAATTAGCTAGGCTTGGGTTAGCAAAAGAAGACAAAGCCATACAGCAAAATGTTACATTAGAATCAAAAAAGCAGGCTATTGAAACAGCCAAGCAATTAACCGATTCTCAGCGTTTATTTTTGGTATTACAAGATCAACTAGCAATTGCACGCGCTACTACGCCAGAACAAAAAATACGCTTGGAATCACAAGCAAGAATTAATGAACTTAATCTTAGCGCAGTCGAATTAAATAAAGAACAACAAGATCAAGCTGTAAAATTGCAAAATACTAGAAATTTAGAATCACAAATATTATTAGAGCAAATAAATTTAAAAGAACGGTTAGCAGCGTTAGACCCGTTGCAACAATTTATAACTCAATCAACAACGCAATTAGAAAACCTTAAAGGTGTTGCTGTATCTGTATCTCAAGGTATTGGTGAAGCGCTAGGCAATTCAGTTAGTTCTGGCATCCAAGGGTTAGTTGAAGGCACTGCAAATGCAAAGCAAATATTCTCTGATTTCTTGAAATCTATTGGTCAAATTTTAATACAAGAAGGCGCCAAGATGATTGCTACTTACACTGCA